TGACCACCGAGCCGCGCCCGGAAGCGGTGAGCGGCGTGCCGGTGCCTGCCGTGCCCGTGGCGAGCATGTTCACATAGGCGGAATTGCTCGTATTCAGCGCCTGCGTCAAAAGACCGTCGAATGCCAGACCGGCATTGGACGAGCTGTCCTGCGTGATTGCAGTCGCAGCCTGACGACCGGCGGTAAGCGGGACTGAGAACGAAGCGCTGTTGATCGTCGTGATGGCCTGGAGCGTCTCCGCCCCTACCGCACCTACGAACCAGGCATACGCTACCGCGCCCTGAATGGCCGTAACGCTCCCATAGAGAATCTGTCCAAGCGTAATCGCCTGCGTGGCGCTGGCAGATTTGTTAGACGATCCGCCATTGAGAACAAACGTGCCGCCATCGGCCCCTGTGATCGTCTTCGTGGTAGCGACGCCGCCGGACAGGGAGGCATTCCGCCAGCCCTCATAAGTCAGCGCCACAACGATAACCGAGTAAGTCAGCGACGGCAGCGTTCCGGTGCTGCCCGACTGCGAAAGCGATGCAGTGCCTGGAGTCCCAAGCTGCACGCCGCCGCCGTTGCCGCCAAGGAGCGCGGACTCCTCCTTGAGCATCATCTTTTGCATGGTGCGCAGGCTATCGGTTGATTCGACATTTTCAAAGCCCTCGCCAGCCGAGATTGCCTCATACGTGGAGTAGTCTTCTTCACCGATCGTCATATAGGCCGCGGATTTGAGCGTGGCGTTATAAGACATGGTGCCCGAGCGCTGACCTTCCGGCACCCAGCCCATCGCGTCATAGCCCGAACCAGTGAGCGCGGCGATCTGCTTCCATTTCGCGGAATCACCATAGCCATTCGGACGACCGACGCGGGGGATGGAATTACGAAGAGGGGTGATGATGGGAACGAGGTTCTTCGCCGGTGCCTGCAGGTCGTAATAGACCAGGCCGGTACTTACTGTGACGCCTTTGGCCAAAGCCTCTGCGGGCGTCATCTTGTTGGCGAGAGCCTGGCGCGTAAGCGCAAGGGTTTCCGCCGTGGGATTAAACATACGAATCCTCAAAAAGTTGAAGGGTTATTAGGGGGATATGGGTGGGTAGGAAGGTTAGAGGGCTGGAAGCTCCATCGGATTCGACATCGCCAGCTTCATCAGCTCGCGCGACTTTTCCGCCGGAGACAGTTTTGCCAGCCTCGCCTTGTACTCAGCCTCGGTTTCGCCACCGGCTGCACCGCTGTCCTGAGTTTTGGAAATCGCCCTCACGTGGCCCTTGGGAGCAGCAGGCTGCTTTTCCAGGTGTTCCACTCTCTCTGCGATCTCCGATTTTTCTTTGCTTAACGTCTCGATCGAAGCCTGTTGGGCCTTCATGACTCCAACAGCTTCATTCAACGTGACGTCCATTTTCGCAATGACCTTAGTAAGCGCGCCTACTTCGACTTTACTCTCAGCCAGGGCATCGAGCGCCTTGCTCATCTTCACCGCACTCTTGCTCGCAGGCTCGTCTTCTTCATCCTCTGCCCGCTCGCCTTTCGCCCCAAGGTCGATGGCGGTGTTTTTGGCTTCCGCCGCCCCCTTGTGCATGTCGGCGCACTTCTCCACCATCTCGCCCATGCACTTGTGGACATCCTCGGCGTGATCGTGCAGGGCCTGCACGCGCTCGGCGTCGGCCTTGCTGTGGCGGGCACCTGCTTTTTCAAGGGTTTCAGCCAATTTGATGAGCGCGGCTCCGGCCTCGGATTCCTTCTTGCTGTCCGACTTCGACAGAGGCTCGGCTTTCGCGCGCGCGAATTTAGCAATAGCTCCCGGATGCCCTTCAGGAAGACCGGCGGCCATTTCAAGGACTATCACATCCTCGTCATTACCTTCGGCAAGTTCCTCAGTCTCTTCCTGCACGAGAGTCACAAGCAGCTCGCAGAATTCCGAGACGATGGATTTGAGCTTGGCGGGCAGTTCGCTTTCCTTGTCATCCTCGAAATACTGTTCAATCTCGACGCTGTCTTGAAACCGTGTCAGCTCGTCGAGCATGTGCGCAAGCCAGCCGACCTGATGCAGGCCTTTTTCCAATTTACCCTTGCGCGCAGCTTTCTCAGGCTTTTTGCCGCTCCAATCCTCGGGCAGCATGTCTTCTGCACCAAGCGCCTTCGCGCGTGCCTTGATATGCGCCTTGGCTTTATCCTTGTCCTTCGCGCGGCCAAAGGCTTGAATGGCGTTTTCCAGATCCTTCTTCGTCTTGATCGGAAATGAGCCGTCGGGAAGGGCTTCCTTCTTGTCAGCCATCTCCTTGCGCTCTTTATCGGAATAATCCTTTTTCTGAAGCGCAGCCGCACCGGCAGCCTTATCAGCGGCTTCCTTGTCCTCTTTTTCCTTTTTGGCGGCCATCTCGGCATCGTCTTTCTCAGTCTTCTCCTTGGCCTTCGCGGCTTTCTCCTCACGACGGTTTTTCTTGGCTTTCTTCGTCTCCTCGTCGTCGCCCTCTTCGTCTTCGTCCTCATCCACAGGCTTTTTCGCGGCCTTAAGCAGCGCGTCCATCTGAGCAAGACCCGGCGCAAGCTCGGTCTGCTTTTCGAGGTGGAGATTATGGACCTCGGCCTCGCGCTTGCTATCAAACGGCGCCCCGTCATTCGCGAGCCACTTCTGCACCGGGGCGGATTTCGGCTTCACAGGCTTACCGTCCTTCACGAGCATAACCTTGGCGCCATCCTCGGCGGCTTTCGCCAGCAACGCTTTCTGCTCGTCAGTGGCTTCGCCTTTGGCATCAGCATCCTGGGCCGCCTTGAGAAGCGCGTCTGCATCCGCTTTTGCGATCAGCGCCTTTTGCTCATCCGTCGCGGTGCCTTTTGCCAGCGCCTCTTTCGCGGCGGCGAGTGCCTTGGGGTCCATAGAATCCTCTTTGTGTGAAGGGGTGATGAATTTGCGCATCTCGATCGAGCCGTCAGCCCTAATAAGGTCAAACGTGGCAGTCGGGACGCACGGGTTATCAACGATAGAGACTTCCGCCAGTGTCGGCGTGTATCGCGTCAGGGCGGGATTGTCTTTGTCGGGCCAACGCTTGGCATAGCCGCCGCCTATTGAAAACCCTGTATAAACGCCCTCGCATACCTTGAGCCACTCGTTGTCATCGACGATCTTTGCGCAGCCTTCGATCCGCTTTGCGTCGTCGTCATAGTTGATGTCGGTGAGCTTGCCCGCCGCGATCGCGCCGTGCATCGCTCGCACATTGCCTAAGCTTTTGCCGCCGGAGACTTCCTTGATCTCGTCCGACCACTTCTCGAACGCTGGTTTGGCCGTGGCGTAATCAAGAATTTCGTCTGACTTATCGCGGGTTTCCTCGCTCAGAGTCCCGTATACCAGACGGCGCTCGGCATCCACCTTGGTAATGGGGATAAAGAGGGCCATCGGTACTGCTCAGGCATGAGGTTATAAAAATGCCGCGAGGAAGGTTGCGGCTCGCTCGCCAGAACGAGCTTGATAAGTATATGAATATGAGTAAAATGCTCGCGGCTGTTGGGGTGTGGAAATGCCGTCTCGTATCCGGCACTCAGCATCTGAGTTGGTCTAAAAATACGAGGCCCATCTCAGCAGTCTGATTTAAGCCTCACGATTGGGCCTCTAAACCTCCGAACCGTTTGCTCTGAAAGAAGGACCGACGGGTTAAGAGCGGCCCTTGAAGTCGGCGCGATACGCGCCCAGGGAGAAATCAGTGTTTCGTTGCCGTGGTGACATTCAGCGCGCAAACTTCAATAAACTGCATTGCCGCTTCATCGCCCCGGCGTGCGGCATCCTGAATCGCGTTCATGAGCATCACCCGCAAGACGGCAGTAAGGCTGTTTTGGATAGTGCCGTTAAGGAGGTTGATGGCGTCATTCACCGTCATCGCCGTCTTCCTTATCATCATCCTCGACTACGGATTCCGTATGGCAACGGCAACCAGGATGGGCTGTCTCGCAATCGTCGCCGCTTGGGAACTCATCCTCAACGTCGATTGCGCCTGCCTCGGCATTCTCATCACATTCATCACAACAGTCTCCGTCGGCGATGACCCATATCTTCTTCAGCTTCACCCCTGCCGCCTTGGCTTCCTTATACCCTGCAAGCGCCCCGTGCCCGTTCGCCATCGCCACTTCGGTATCCGCAATGAGCGTTGCGCGCTTCTCGCTGAAAATATTCGCATCCATGATGGAATCGATGATATCTTCGCGCATCTTGCCGGCCCTGAGTCCGGCGGCGATCTTCACCCGTAGCATATTGCGGGTCGTTTCATCGATATCCGACACCATTTCAGCAGCAGTCTGTTCCGCGTACTCCGCCGCGCGCGTATTCGCATGGCTGAAGAAATCGGACTCTTCCGAAATCCCGAGGGACAGCAGCTCGTCCTGTGCACGATCTTGCGCAACGTCAGACAGCATCCATTCGCTGCCATCAAAACCCGTGAAAACGCTCAGGTCGAGCCCTGCAGAAATGCCGGCTGCCTCTTTATCAGGAGAATCATCGTCAGAGGCCTTGGCGAGCTTTCCAAGCGCTGTTTTAAGCTGTTTGGCTACCGACCTACCGGCTTTAGCCAGAACCTTCTCAGCGAGCGCCTTTAGAGCCGCTCGCGATTTTTGTGCCTGTGGGCGGTCGTGGGGAGATATGGATTTATGCGCTTTTTTTTTAAGTCTGCCTCGGTGAGCTTTTCGGCGTCATCCTTCGGTTTTGGCTTATTCTTTTTCGGGTTACCAGCCGTAGCGCTCTCATCCTGCTCATCGTCCATCGACGGGTCGCCATTATGTCCAAGGCGTGCGCTGGCGGCATCGCTCATCGCCTGCTGCTGAGCCTGCGCTGCCGCATCCTGTTCTTCGGGTGACTTTATCGCCACGTATCCCGTCGCCGTGAGCGGCATGGGGATAGCACAGGCCCCACCCAGCGGTACAAGCCCAAGCGACTCGCGCCCCTCGTCTATCGAGATAATGCCGGCCTTCACATCTCCTTCACGAATCTGCGCGGCCTGTAAGGGGTCCTGCTCGCGGTCATCGACGTACGCAAATTCGAGATCGGGCGATGCAAAATCCACCGCGATGATGCGGTTCATGATCTTGCGCATCCATTTCATCAGAGGCGCGAGGCCCTCTTCGAGCGCGGCATCGTGTGAAGACTCCGCCGTGGCGCGATTCATCTGCTTGATGAAAGGCGTCGGCGGAAGGGAAAACACGAAGCAGATGATGCGAGCGAGCCATTCGTCGTATTCGTCCTTCAGAACCGGCGCCTTTGTCTCCTGGTACTTAAAGTCGCCCGGCATGAACTTCAGGCGGCGGCGCATGGCAAGGTTGCCTGCCATCATGGAATCGAAATGCTTCTGAAAATCAAAGACCTGCTGCTGTGTCCACTCTTTCGGTAGCCCGAGGAATGCATCCGGCTGGCTGCCTTCCTTGTAATATTCCAGTT